TGGCAGGAAGTCTTCGATTGTAAAAGGCTTTCCGCCCTTGCTGCGGTTGATATTTGCAAGCGTTGAAGCGATAACGCCGGCCTGGATGTCGCCGCGAATCGGCCCATGCGGGTCGATGAACTCGAGCGCCATATACTCGGCGAGCGTGCGACTATCGACGCGCTGCAACATCTCATCGACCGGAATCCCCAGCTGTAGCGACAAGCGAAGATAGAAAAGCCTCGCTGGTCGCTTCTTCAGTTTCCCGCGATTGTCTCAACATCATCCACCCCGAAGGCGTTGTGCCTCAACGCTGAAGTGAACACGCGGTCGAGTGCGGCGGCGCTTTTTTCTCCAAGCGCCGCAACATCCTTGTCGGTAAAAAGCCTTTTCCCGTTTTCATCCCGGCAGGCGAGCGAAACCATGCGTGCGCGTATGTTCTGCATCTTGCCATTGCTCATAGCACTCTCGAACGCATCGCGCTGAGAGCCAGTGATCGTACCGACCAGCACGTCGCCGCCCCATTCGGGGACAGCGACGCGCGTGGTTTCGGTATCGGTCGCGCCTAAGATTGCGTCTCTTGAAAGCATGTTTACCATCAGGAGTCGGCGGCTTGTGTGATTTCGTCGGTGACTTTGACGGATACGGAAGCGGTAACCACCGAATCCAGCGAGCCAGTAATCTCGAACGAAGTCACGAGCCCTTGAAAAGTAAAGCTCGAATCCGAGAACGTCAAAACGCACGCCTGCTCGGCGGAGGTTCCGGCTCCGTCGAAATCGTCGAGAATCGCAGCCTGCCCCGTATCGTCGAAATCATACTGCACATCCGCAGACAGTTCCGCTTCGTATAGTTTCGCGCCTAAAAAAGCCTTTCCGCCAGCCGTGTCCAGGTTCGATACCTCGATCGTATCTCGCGTGTGGCTTATGCTCAGGCTGGTCACCTGACCCACCGTACCCCCGATGCTGAGCGTTGCACCTTCGCTTTGTACCAATGCCATTTTTAATCCCCCTCGCGATCATGTCGCGTAATAAAATCTAACGTTTACACTCACCGCCGCCGGCGGTTTGCCACTCCCGTCGAGTGGACGAAGTTCAATATCATCGCTGCTCTTGTGCAGCACACGCTCAACCGTCATCGTGTCCGCGTCGGCTGGCGTCACGTCCCCCGTGAAGTGTGCGAGTGCGGATCGCACTTTCTCAGCGAGATCCTTCGCGGTGCCATACCCATCGGCCAAACACAAAACCTCGAGGTCGGCAACCACACCGCCTCGCCCCGCGAGGTGTGCTATCGGCGCGGACGAATCGAGTCGGTAGACAATCGCTGGCAAGTCCTCACCTTGAGGCACATCATGCGGAAACACGCGAGACGAAACAGCGGTAGCGACATCGGTGTCGTCCAACAAGATCGCTCGCAGCACTTGCTCAACAAAGACGCTCATCTGCTCACCTTGTCAATCGCGACGCGGAGAGCCTTCACAAACTCGGAACGCACGGCCATTTTTTTCCCCTTCACCGCCTTCGCCATGAATGGGTTCGCTGGCATGCGTCCGAACGACTGACCCCGAACCGTGACAAAGGTGCGACCACCATACGACCTCACCCAAGTATGATCGGCAACACGGGTTTTCGTTCCATAATGGACCAAGTGTGCGTGCGCCGCCGCCTTCGCGCCTTTTTTCCGCGTGAAGACGCTGCCAACAATCACAGCATTCTCGCCCTGTTTGAACTTCACACGCTTAGCGATTGAGTCAGCCAGCCGGCCAGAATGATCCGGCGCGAACCGCCGCGCGCGGTCGAAGATAATGTCGGCGGAAGCGTTCATTGCTTTCCGGATCGTTTTTTGCCGTACTTCAACAGACAATTTCTCGAGCTTCGCGTCGAGTTTCTTGAGACCTGTAACAGAAACGGCGCCCGCTGCACTCATCACGAAACCTCCGTGCATAGAAGCTCAAGCGTGGCATTCTGCTCGTTTGGGTTGATAACCGAAAGAATGTTTAGCGTTCGGCTTCCGAACGTCACACGCTCCGAGGTTGTCACGTCGTCGCGATACCGCACCAAAACCCGATGTGTCGTGAAGGTCTTCGTCTGTTCGTTCTCAACGCGCTCGCGGCTGCTTGTCGGCTCGACCGCTGCCCATACCGTCGCGACGGTAGACCACGACTGCGCAACCTCGCCAAACGCCGACGCGGTGCCACCCGGGGTTTCAATCGTCACGCGATGCCGAAGCCGTCCTGCTCTCATGCAATCTCCGGAACTTTACACTGGTTAATCAGTGCCTCAATCGCATACGGCAGGTCGGTCGGATTGCCGCCAAAGGCAACCGCCTCTCGATTCTCGAACCAGTGCGCGACTAGCTGTAAAGTCGCAAGCTTCGCGGCGTCTGGCACATCATCCGACGAGGCTTCGCCAGATACATACGTGACAGTGGCGGCGGCGGGTCGGACATCCAAGTTCGGCCACGCCTCCCCGTCATCCAAGACAATGCGCCCCGGCTCGCTTGCTGTATCAACGTGGTATTTCCCACTGCTGAAGGTTTGGCTACTGCCGTTTTCATCGTAATACGTTACACCTGTAACGCTTGATAGCGGCGACATTCGCAGCGCGATCGCGTTGCCGCTCGGCCATTTGTCGAGCGTCAACGCGAACGTGGCCTGCATCAACTGACGGTTGGCCCGAGTTTCAACGTGAGAGCGAGCCGCCGCCAGGAGCAGCGTCAGCTCGTCGTCGCTATCGGTGTCGTCAACCCGGAGGTGGTTTTTCACCTCGGTTAGCGTGAGAGGCTCACTGGTTGGCGCGATCGTTTGTTGCAAGCCGTTCGGCATCGCTCGCCCTTTTGTGTCGTTGTTTCCGTTTGTGGTGTGAAAGCGGTCGAATAAAAGAAGCCGTCTCAATCAGTTCGCGTTCTGGTTCGGCACGTTGGCATTGAACGAGCTGCTGCGCTTCACCTTTGGGAAGCGCAATCACGGCACCGCGCTCCACCGTTCCGCGTGTTGTTTCGCATGTCTCGAGTATTCTCACCAGCACAGGCAACCCCCCGCGGCGGTTGTGGTGGGCGAGCCGAAGCCCGCCCACCACGAAAGCCGAATCAAGATCAAGCCATCGTCAAGACGGCACAGGCGGCGTCTTGGCCGAGCCTGGCATCGAATCTTTTGTAACCTCGGAAACCAATCTGCCCCGTGTTCGCGTACAACTCGTCGAGCCGCTGAACCGCAATGCTTCCACGATCTACGATCGTGAAGTAGTCGAAGTTGCAGAACGCGACGGTTTTGTTGCCTGTTGCCAACTCGTCGACATTGCTGTTGAGGTAAACAGGACGGCCGAGCAGCGTATCAGGCTGATCGGCTGCCAATCCAGGCTGCCAAAGATACTGATTGGTAGTATCTTTCAGCTGACGAATTGCCTTCGCTGTCGAATCGTGCATGACCCACGCGCACTTTGTGCCAACCCGGTACTCGGGCGCCACGGCGTGATATAGGTCCATCAGCTCATCAGTGGTCACGGCAGCCTCCGCAGCAGCAGTTACGCTACCAGTACCGGATTCGACGAAGATGCCGGTTGGTTGTCCAGTTCCTGTACCGATTAGGCAGTATTGGTCCTCGCCCAGCGCGAATGAACGTCCGAACGAACGCGCGAGCGTTGCCTGCACGTCATACGATGCGTCATACAGCAGCTCTTCAGAAACTAGAACATTTCCGCCGAGCTTGTACGATCCGAGCGTGATCTGTGACCACGCCGGGTCGGTCGTGCCACTGGAAAAGCTGCCCTCTTCCGCGATGATCGACGCGACCATTTTGGTCGATTCAACCGGAATCTTGGTATCGCTGCTCGCGCTGATGACGTTGGACAAACCGCGTACGAAACTCATCTCGTCGGCTTTTTCAATGATGGCCGCTGCCATCGTATCATCAACAATGTTCCCGCCTTCGGTGGCCGCGCCAACTTCAAGAGCGCGAAGCTCTGAGCGATCGCCTGAGCGGAGCCAGTGATTAAACGCGGCGCGGTACTCTGGCTGAGCAGTCGCGGCAAGTTCGGTGGCGGCTCGCTCGGTGACTGGTTCAGTTACCGTGCGACGTTGAAAAGAACGCATCTCGGCCTCGGCGGCTGCGACCTGCTCTTCGCGATCGATTGTTCGCTTGAGCGCATCGGCATCCGTAAACACGCGATCAATCTGTTCTTGCTCTTCAGACGTGAGCGAACGGCCTTCGGCCTCTGCTCCGTCTACGATTCCGCGTGCGGTGGCGATTAGACCAGCCCGCTGTTCGCGGCGGATGTTTGTATCCATTTTTTTTGTACCCCTAGAACGCCGGCACGCATATCTCGCGGCCGGCAACCTTGAAAAGATCACCCAAACCCAGACATGCGCGAAACGTGCATCTGCACGCGCGTCGCAGCCGATCCCCCGGGTGTCGCAGTCGCGTCGGCGCCGCGTTCCCCCGTCGGGCGAGTAACTTATACCATGCAAAAGAGAAAACACCGACCTTTTCCCACTGGATCAATCGTCCACTGCGAGCAGATCGAGCCTCGCACGCAAAACGCCAAAGTCCGGCGCCGGTGGAATCTCGTCCATATCAACAACCGCGTCGGCCTCAATCTCGACCTGTGGCCCGCTCCGATCAGACAAGCCGATTTCAGTCGCGCGGTACGCGGGGTCTGCTACGATCGACGTCTCGACCAAATCGACACGGGTGAGCGTTCGCAATTCTTCACCTTCGATTTTTTGCCACGTTTCCTCCAGAACGCGAAACCCGATCGACATCTGAGAAAGCAGCCCGGTTCGCACGTTCTCTACCAGGTCGCGCCCCTCGCTCGAGTCGTTTGGCTCGATCCGAACCCAAAGGCCATGCGCGTCTTCGCCAACCTGAAGCGAACCGTTTTCGGTCCTTGCCACAATTCTCGAAGCGTCATGCTCAACCAGCGCCTTGATATCGTTCCCCGATTCGAGTGAGCGAGCGAAGGCGCCAGCCGATACGACCTCCCGAAAGCCGAGCCACTCGCTCGGAGAATTAAAAACCGAAGCATACCCGCGAAGAACAAACCCGCTGCTGCCTCGCAACTCTTCACGCTGTACATCAAATGTACGAAACTCGACGCGCGCCGTCGTGGCTTCGTGCCGTACTTGTCTGATCTCACTCACAAAACACCCCCATAAATCTTTGTGTTAGCTCTTCGACGGTTTCGTCTGTTTCATTCGCGCACACGGCGCGGATTTCCTCGGCCGCTTCGGCGGCTGTTTCGCTTTCTTCAACGTACCGGAACACGCTTTGCCGGCTCCCGGAGGCGTATGCGTCGCACAGGCTGGCGATCGAGCCAGCGTCGGCGCCGACCGCCTCGGCGAGCGGTAAGATTGCCGCTCGCAATTTCCCAGCCAACTGCTCGTAATGCTCCGAAGCCCACTGCAAGAAAATAACCCCATCAGCATCATCTCGGTCGAGGTGCTTGGCAACCCGTCGCATGATGGCGTTTCGCTCAACACGTAGAACGCGCCCCACCGCATCGCGAACCGCTGGCTGGAGGTCGATCGCCGAAAGCTGCGCCCGACTGTCGTCGCCGCCCGATCCAAGCGGCGCGAAATTGAGCGGCTGCAAGTAGCCGTCGCCCTCGGCGCCGATCGGGTTCAGGTTCTCCATCGCGCGGATTTCGTTCACGCTCAAGAATCCAGCCTCGCGACCGACGCGGTACGCATCAAATCGAGACTGCGTATCGCCGCGAAGCATCGCGGAGATGTTGAACTCGGCGAAGAACCTGCCATCGCGGAATATCTTCCGCCTGATTTCCTGCTCCCATTTCACAAGCCACGGACGAAGCGTGTCTTGGTAGAAAGCAAGCATTGCATGTTCGAAGTTTGAATACGTCGCGCGACTCATGTCCTGCAAGTGCATCGGTGACACGCGGTAGATTCGGGCGATTTCCTCAATCTGAAACTTCCTAGTCTGCAAAAACTGCGCATCCTCTGGCGGGATACCGATGTTCGTCCAGTTCATGCCCTCTTCGACAATCACTACGCGGCCGGTAGCCTTTGGTCCGCGGTGCATACTTTCCCACGATTCACGCAAGCGCTGCGTGGCTTCGGGCGTTAAATGCCCCGGGTGGCTGAGGACGCCGCTTGGCCGAGCGGCATTGCCGAAGAACGACGCGCCGAACTCTTCGGCGGCTTTGCCCAAGCCGATCGCCGTGCGAGCCAGGTGAATAGGGGAGTAGCCCTGAAGACCGTCGGATCCCAGGCCAGCAATGTGCAAAACATCCGAGTAGGGCAGCGCGACGGCGCGGCTGCCGTTCTCATAGAAATACACAAGCTGGCCCTCGATTCGCTGGATACGAATCTTCTGTGGCGGAATTGGATATATCTCGCGCACTTCGCCGCGACCATCGCGTACCAGTTCGGCGTAGGCGTTGCCCCAGCTCAGAACGTGTCCCATCATTGTCTCAAAGAATGAAAACGCCGATTGTTCCGGCGACGGGGAATCGTGCAACAGTGCGTAGTATGGGTGCGAGTATGCTCGCCGCTTGCCGTTCTCGGCTCGCTCGTATACCAAACAAGGCAAAGAGGCAACCGATTCCGCCAGCACGCGAATCGCCGCGTATACCGCTGAAAAGGTAAACGCTGTTTCATTCGTAACTTTAACGCCGCCAATCTTCGCAGCCGTGGGCGTGTTCATCGCACTCTCGGCCGCTCGAATGTTTGCGCGGCCCTCAGCCGTCGCCGTCCCCCCGGAATCGTTCATAAGCTCATCAGTCCCCGTTCGTGATAGACGGACTTGCCGCCGGTTTCGTCTGCTTGCAGCCGGGCTAATGCCATGATCGTCGCGACGATGCCATCGATCTTCTCGCTGCTCTTGCTCTTGCTTGGTTTGCGGTTATCAGCGGCGTCGCGCTCTACCGTCGTGTTCGCGGCCATCCAACGCAGAACTGCGTTTTCGCCGTGTTGGAGCTTCTCCGCTAAAACAAGCGCCTCGAGTTCCTTTGTCGGCGCCGCCATCGAACGCATACCCTGGCCGAAAAACGCAACATTGAACCCGTCCTGCCCGAGCTGCACAACCAACTGCGTCGCGTTCCAACGGTCCACTGCGATTTCGCGGATGTTGTACACCTGTCCCAATTCGTTAATCCGCTTCCGGATGTACTCGTAGTCTGTCACCGTGCCGGGCGTCGATTCGATCAGCCCACGCTCGATCCACTCCGGATATGGAATGCGATCCTGCTGCAATCGCCGCGAGGCGTTGCCCTGTGGAATCCAGAAGTACGGTAAAACCGCATAGTGGTCTTCCATATCGAACACCAGAACCAGCGCGGTGATGTCCGTCGTACTCGCGAGATCGAGTCCGGCATAGCACGGTCGGCCCTTGAGGGCTTCCGTGTCAAACACGCCGCCGCACGCATCCCACTTCTCCATATCGAAGTACCGCGTACTTGATTCTGTCCATTGATTACAGTGCAACTGGCGGAACGCTTGCACCCGCCCGGGAGACTCCTCTGCTTGCTTGCACTGCTTCCGCAGGTAGTCAAGGGTAATTGTTTCCCCGAGGGATGGGTTCGCCTTTCCCCAGTGCGCTTCGTCGCGCCAATCATCCTCATCATCGAGTCCGCACGGCATCGCGAACCATGTGTCGTCTTCGATGATTCCCTCGAGGACGCGGCGGCTGTAGTCTTCGACCTCCCAGCAAATCGAGGCGCGATCGTGGCCGGCGGTCGTAATGGCGAACATTAGCGGCTGCGCGCGAGCGCCTGTAGCAGTCGCAAGAACATCCCAAACGCGGCGCGTGCGGTGGGCGTGCAGTTCGTCAACAAGAACGCCGTGCGGGTTGAGGCCATCAAGTTTGTCAGCCTCTGCACTGAGCGGCTCGAACTTGCTGAACGTCGATTCGATCGAGAGATTGTGCCGCTGTACGCGGATAATGCGCGCCAGCGACGGCGACGCTTTGACCATGTTCGAGGCTTCGTCATACGTAATTCGTGCCTGGTCTCGCTTTGTTGCCGCGGAATAGATTTCGCCGCCACCCTCGCCGTCGGCGGCGAACATGAGCAGACCCAGACCGGCGGCGAAAGTGGATTTGCCATTTTTGCGAGCGACCGACGTATATGCCGTTCGGAAGGCGCGCGTACCGTCATCGCGGACGAACCCGAACAGGTTCGCAAGGACGAACCGCTGCCAGTCGCTCGGCTCGAATGTGTCGCCAGACCACTTACCTTTTGAGTGCTTGAGCAGTCCGAAAAAGTCAATCGAGAACTGTGCCGCGTTTTCGCTCCATTCGACACGATCACGCATCTCGCGGTATCGCTCAACTGAAAGCCGCTGGTATTTGCCGGCGATTCGCTCGCCGGAGAGAACAGCATCGCAGTACCGCTTGAGATGGTCGGCAAGGTTCAACACGCCACCCCGAAAAGATCGGCGGTGGTTTCTTTTTCCCATCGCTCAACAATCCGCTCGCAGTACCTCGGAGACAACTCCGCACCGATAAAGGTACGATTGTTCCTTTCGCACGCGATCAACTCGGGAGCCGTGCCAGCAAACGGTACGCCAACACAGTCACCCTCTCGGCTGCTGCTGCGAATCGCCCGCTCGGCCATCGCAACTGGCTTCGGCGTCGCGTGGCTCCATCGCTCAGAACCACCCACGCGGGGAAACGCCCAAACGTCTGTCATGTTGTCGTGTGTGTTGTTGAAGTGTGCGCGGGTTGCGTAAAACTCCCGCTTGAGATCGTCATGCTCCCGCTTGAGATCGTCATGCTCCCGCTTGAAGGCGACGCCAGATGCGGCGTTTTGCCACGAAAGGTAGACGGCTGCTGTTGGCATACTCCACTGTGACTGGTCGAACCAATGACAACCGCTCGTTGGTGAGTGCCCAGCGATCCGTTTGCAGTCTTGGATCGACCACCCAAGCAAATCGCGCTCCTGCTTGAGATACAACCGCACCGAATCCCACCGATTCCAATAGTTGTCGGCGTTGTTATTGAATCCCTGCTCGCCCAGCATGAAGAAAAGGCATCTTTCAGAAGCGGTCGGGAACATTCTGTGTTTTTCTGATTCCATTCCTTGCCCGTGTGATTTATCCCACACGACCTCGTTTCGCATCGTCAACCGCTCAGAATCCGCCAAACCGCCGCAGTACCAAAGCCGCCACAAGTCGGCAGCGTTGCCCCACACGTACGCGCTGCCGTTGTCGGCAACCGATGGGCGCCAAGCCCGCCACCAATCCATTTGGAAGGCGTCCAACTTCCCGCAGTACAAATTATCGTTGGCAATGCCGTCTTTCTCTTTGCCCATGCCATACGGCGGATCGGCGTGTATCAACGTCACAACGTCGGCGCCAACCAATCGCTGCACCGCCTCCGCGTCGGTTGTGTCGCCGCACAGGAGGCGGTGCCGGCCCAGTTCCAGAATATCACCCGGCTCCACTCTCACCCGCTTTGCTTCCGTTGCAGCAACTGCTCGAGCGGATCGGCTGGCTGTTCTCGCTTGATGGATGTGGTAATCCGCGATCGGGCTGAGGGAGTGAGTCCAAACTGCTGGAGCAGGCGGCTTAGTTCCGCGCCATAGTTGCGGCTCATCGCTACCCATGGGGTCTGCTGGAGGTACTTGATCGAGCCGTCGGGGTTCTTGATCGGGTACACGCTGCCCACTTCCTCGATCTTCCGCTCGGCCTCCATCCACTTTCCCCAAGTGCGTGCAAGGAGTTCCAGGGCAAATCCATCGGCCCGCGTCAGAACGTGCATCAACTCGAGTTCGCTGATGAGCCGATCCCACACGGCCTCGGCCTCGGCGGGCAGTTCGTCCGGCTTCTCTGGCGCAACCGCATCGGGCTGCGGCTCGTTCTCGTTGATGTCGGCCCGCCAACTGCCCCGCAACTTGAGCATGGCCGTCGGTGTTGGTGCTGGTCCTCGTCTACCCATGTCGTTCCGCCGTCTTGCCCGTCAGGTTCTCCCACCGCTGCACGATGACATCGCAGTATGCTGGGTCGATTTCCATGCCGTAGCACCTGCGGCCCAGTTGCTCGCAGGCGATGAGGGTTGAACCGCTGCCGAGGTACGGATCGGCAACCACATTGCCATCGACATCGCTGAGTACGTCAACGCATACAGCAATGGGTTTCTGCGTAGGATGCACCCGCGACTCATCAGGGTCATGCGCTGTGTATCCAGCCCAATGATGATGAATGATTCGCCGTTTGTGCCGTCCATTCTGCCAGCAAACCTCGAAGTGGTTTCCGATTATGCCCTCGGTCCCCGGATCTCGCTTCGACCACACGATCCACGAGCCGTCTTCTGGCAATCGTGTATAAAACCAATCTGCTCCCCAAATGAAGTTTTGCTTCGCCTCGAACCGTTCAAGCATTGGTTCGGGATTGAAAGCCGAATCATCACCGGCAACATTTTTGTATGTCTTGCCTTTTGTGTCGAACCGATCGGAGATCGAAGCATAATCGGTATTCAGTTTCATCCCATACGGCGGGTCGGTGAACAGCACATCGGCGCGCTCCCCATCCATCAGCCGCGCCACATCGTCGGCGTTGGTCGAGTCACCACACATGAGTCGGTGTTCGCCCAGGAGGATCAAGTCCCCCGGCTGCGTCACCGGGTCGGCTGGCGGCTCTGGCACTTCATCCTCTACAACTTCCGGCTTCCCCATCAACTCCTCGACTGCTTTGGCGTCGAACCCGGTGGCCGCCACCAGTTCCTCGTCCGTTGACTGAAGCAATGCCAGTTGTTTCGCCAGGGCGTCATCGTCCCACGCAGCCAACTCCGCGGTACGGTTGTCAGCGATCGCGTATGCCGTCGCATCCGGCCCCGCCAAGTCGGTGCAAACGGTCGAAATCTTGTCCCATCCAAGGTCGCGAGCAGCGGCGAGAGTTCCGTTTCCGGCGACCACCACGCCATCCGTATCCACCACTATGGGCTTCTGTTGGCCGAACCGAATCAGCGAACCCTTGATGGCTTCGATGTTGCGGCTGTCGTGCTTTCGGACGTTGGCCGGGTCCGCAACCAGATCCAAAACGCTCGTTTGTGTTGTCTTCATCTATCGGTTCCCCCAAAACCCGTACACGCATCTTCCGAGG